ACTTCTGACCGTGCTCCTGGCTTCACTGGCTCTGTCAAAGTGAAAGGCGACAAGGACGGCCCTAAGGGTTATGCCAGCGTTTGGCAGAACGAAAGTTCTGACGGCGGTAGCACTGACCTCTTCTGATCAACTGGGGGCGAGCAATCGCCCCTTCCTTTTCTTTTATTACCATGGTTCAAATTTGTGTATTCATTGCAGCAGTAGCTATTGCCATTGGTTTTAACCTCGGCATTGCGTGTCTTGTTGCTTGGGCTATCACCAGTATTTGGCCATCTATTCCTTTTTGGCCCGTCGCTTTAGGGGCATGGGCTCTAGCCAGCTTATTTTCCAAAGGTTCCTCTGATTAACCATGACGCTTCTTAACGACAAGCAAATTGCCAAGCTTGCTGAAAATGACATCTTCTTGCCTTTCGTTGGCGAAAAGCGAAGAGAGCTTGACAATGGCACAAAAGCAATTTCGTTTGGTCTGTCGCAAGCAGGCTATGACATTCGGCTTTCTTCCGTAGAGTTTTTGGTTTTTACTACAAGCAATTGGAATAGCTTGCCAGATGAGCTAGATGCCAAACAGTTTGACACTAAGCCTGCCAAGGCAGAATTGATTGAGCAGGAAGACGGCTCATGCTATTTTCTTCTTCCTCCCCATAGTCATGGCCTTGGCACCAGCCTTGAACTGATTTCCATGCCGAACGATGTGTTGGCAATTTGTCAAGGGAAAAGCACTTATGCGCGACTGGGACTGGTGACAAACACAACTCCTGCTGAGCCTGGATGGAGCGGTTATTTCACCATGTGCTTTATCAATCCCACGGACTTTCCCATTCGGCTTTATGCGGGCGAGGGGGTTGCACAGTTCCTTTTGATTCAGCTTTCTGGCAATGTAGAGCAAGCCTACACGGGATCTTATCAAAACCAAAAAGAAAAGGTTACGTTGTCAAAGGTGAGCTAGTATTGCGCATGTACATGGCTAGGCGCGTTAAGGCGAGCCGGGGCGTGGTGCGGTCAGGCTTGGCAAGGGGGCTTCGGCCTCCTTTTTGCTTACAGGGTCTACAGTACGGCTAACTACTGTCCAAGTAATGAGCGCTCTTGAAGATCAGTTTCTTAGCCAATGGCAAGCTCATTATCCTCAGTTAATTCTTGAACGAGAGTTTTCTGATATTGCAGCCTGGGAAGCTGATTATCAAGAGCGCTATGCAAAAAGTAAACGCTCAAAAAGGTATCGCCTTGACTTTGCTCATCCCAACAGTCGCACTGGCATCGAAATCCAGGGTGGCGTTTACAATCGTGGTCGCCACGTCACTGGCTCTGGCTATGAGCGCGATTGTCGGAAATATAATCTCGCATATACGAGCGGGTGGACAATCTTCCTCTTGACTAGCCAAATGGCCAAGGACGCTTATTGGCACGCTTTAATTTTTGCTCATATTGCTGCATCTCCACCACTGCTTCGTTAAGCATTTCATCAGCAGCCCTTAAGGAATCATCCCGCATGGCAAGGGCTTGACGTAGTTGAATGTTTTCCAGCATGAGACTTTGAAAAGCAGTTTGCATGGACGACCATCCTTCCAACAAGTTCTTTGCTACAGGCTTTAGTTGCGTCAGACTTGTGCAATCATCAATGGCTTTGCGATTGACCGTTAGCGCAAATTCACGCTCAGTGCTGTGCTCAAACGGACCCATCGTGGCCATGCGCTTTCGCCCATTGTAATCAAACTGCACTGGTATGCAATATTCAGCCATGGTTAACAAGCATTCTTTTGTTACTAGGCTACAAGCGAACGATGGTCGCAAGCAGTTTGCCAGGAAGGTGGTTGATGGTGAAAGAGCCGAAATCTTGCATTCGGTTTCCCGACGATATACACTGAGACGGTCACCAACAGACTATGACTGGACACCAGGGGAGCGCGTGGTATTGGTCACCCTCACAGGGGCTGGCATGGTGCCAACGTCCACCTATGGCACCTTCCAGGGCTTCACAAAGGGGAGCAATGGAAGAAAAGCTGCAATGGTCCAGTGGGAGCAAAAGCATCCTTTCATCTCTGGTACAGTGGCAATTCAACGCATCCGCCCCATCGCTTGCCTTTCTAAATGACGATTTCGCTTGATCCTCTAGGCGATGGCAAAAGCTCTCTTCGCCTGCTTGATTCCATGGGGAATAGCCTTTCTGTTGTCAATGATGCTCGCCAGTCTTTTGATGCAGAAAGCACAGAATGGACAGAGCGCGACGGTAAGCTTCTTGGCTACCTTGCAAAGCATCATCACACTTCTCCTTTTAGGGGGGTGGTATTTAAGTGGTCAGTAAAAGCTCCGCTGTTTATTGCGAGACAATGGTGGAAACATACAGTTGCGTCTACTTTTGTCGATGATCAGCTTGGTTGGAACGAGAAAAGCTTTCGTTACTGTGCTGCTGATGAAGCTAAATTTTACATTCCTACGGAGTTCCTACAACAGAGTGAAGACAACCGCCAGGCGTCTGCAGGGGCTCTTGCTGCAGACAGGCAAAGCTTGGCTCTTATGCAGTACGTTCGTGCCTTACACGCTTGCCAGACGGCCTACGAGGGTCTTCTGCTAACAGGCGTAAGTAAGGAGCAGGCTAGAGCTATCCTGCCTTCTGCGCTCTACACAAGCTTCGTCTGGACCTGTTCCCTGCAGGCTCTGTTCCATTTCATTTCCCTACGCATTGGCCATGGTGCGCAAGGAGAAATTGTGGCTTATGCTAAAGCGCTGCTTGAGCTAGGCAGACCCGTGGCGCCAGAAGCCTTTGATGCTTTTGCTGAAAACAACTACCAATTCTGATTATGAACGCTATTAATCCCGCCCACTACCAAAAAGGAGGCGTGGAATGCATTGAAGCCATTGAAGCATCAATGACTGCCGAAGCCTTCAAAGGTTTTCTCAAGGGTAATTGTATTAAATATTTGTATCGCTACGAAAACAAAAATGGCATTGAAGACCTAAAAAAAGCCGAGTGGTATTTGCTTCGCTTAATTGCAACCAGGGAAAATGAAGTTGCTCTTGAGGATAACATTACACAAACCATAAGCGAAGCTTTGTCTGTCAATTACGACCCTGACGATTATCAGCTACCAAGCGGTTGCCCTGATGGCTTCTGTCCATTGCCAAGCGTGCGTCAAGGGCCTTCAGAAAGCATGTTCGATCCTGTAGACGACAACTAAGCCACGAGACAACAAGGCGCCAGCGATTGAACTATAGTGGAACTTGGTGTCCAAGTAAAAATGTACAAAGCTTTCGAGGCGCAGTATTCCAGCTTAAAAGAACTATCCGAATCATTTAATTTGCCTGCCTCTACAATTCTTTCCCGCCTCGACCAAGGCCTATCTCTTGAAGAGGCTCTTTCTGCGCCTAGGCACAGTTTCACTCCTGTTGAAGTACAAGGAGTGCAATTTCCTTCAATTGCGGCTGCTGCGCGTCATTTCGGAGTAAACCCTAAGCTTGCAAGAACCAGATTGTCTAAGCAGTGGGGAGTTGAAGAAGCTTTTAACCTTGTGAAACGAAAGAAGACAATAACAAATCACAACAACAAAGGCAAGCCAGTTTGTGTCAAGGGCATAGACTACAAAAGCATAAAAGATGCCGCAATAGCTTATAATTTTAAAGCTAGATTTATTTCCAATAGAGTAAACTTGGGTTTAACAATTGAACAGGCGCTAGAAATAGAGCCGTTTCCGGACTGGTTTGTGCCTGGCATTGGAAAAAACAACGTCAAAAAAGCTCAAGGCAGAGCCAGTGCGCGTAAAGAACAAATCTTGCATGACGAGGGGCAAACTTGCTGTGGCTGTAACACGTTCCGATCATTGAGTTGCTTCCATGGCTCCATTGAAAAAAATACATTGTCCAGCAGGTGCCGCGATTGCATATCTGCTAATTTCTTGCGCTATAGATACAATATTTCGTTAAGCGAGTTTATTGAATTACGCGAATCACAACAAGATGCATGTAAAATTTGTGGATGTCGCTTAGAAATAAGCAAAAATTCAAGCCTTAGAAGTAAAAAAGTGGCGGTAGACCACTGCCATCGGACTGGACTTGTTCGGGGCCTGCTGTGCTTTGCATGTAATACAGGTCTTGGTCATTTTCGGGATGACTTAACTCTCTTAAAGTCGGCAATTATTTATCTCAGCACATTTGAGCAGCGGGAAAACAAAGAGACGTAGCATCGTGCCATGGGACGGGCTTTAAACCTGACTTGGCTGCAATGTATCCAATTTTTTCCATCCATAGCTCGTATTCGTGCAAATCAGTATGCGCGCTTACAAAGCTATTTGCGTACACCCATGCAAGTAAAACCGCCTCCTTGTTGCTTGTCCAAAACTCTTGCTGTCTCCACCATTTAATAAGGGCAAGATTTGACTTTTTTGCGTTACATGCGAGACAAGCAGGAACGAGGTTAAATTTTGCGAAGTGTGGCCCTCCCTTGCTCTTGGGAACAACATGGTCGAGAGTTAGCTTTTCGCTCCATTTACCACAATAGGCGCAAGCACAGTGCCCGAAAGGGCCGCGCAATGGATAGTCTTCAAAAATACCTTTTCTAAAACGACGTTTTGCATCACCAGGGCGTAATTCAGACAGCGAATGGAGAAGTTCTTCCGGTCCATTGCTCATCCTCATGATGATTTTTGACTGTCTTCTCCTTAGCTTAAAGCCAAAACTACGCCTCGGGGAATAGCTTAGAATGAACAAAAGAAATTCTTTACGAGCATGAAAAGCTGGCAGGAAAAGCTAGCCGACTTGGCTGTTTCAATCACTGCTGGTATGCTCCTGGCTACTGGCGCCATGATGATGAGCATTGGTCATCAGCAAGTAAAGATTACGGCGCAAGTAGAAAATATTACAGAAAAGCTTGATACACTCACAGAAAATCTTAAAGGACTAGAGGAGCGGGTGCGCTCTTTGGAAATCAGACGCTAGGCTTTATAAAACGCTTTTCTATCATGACTGGCATCGAATGGTTCGTAATTGGCGGCATTGCCATTGCTGCTCTTGATCAAGTGATTCAGCACACTCCATATAAGAGTAACAACATCGTTCAGCTTATCCTGACTGGCCTTAAGGCAATCTTTCGCGTGAAGGGCTGATGATTGTTGCCAATTCCTGGGAAGGCGTAAGCCTCCATGCAAAGCGTGTGGGGGCTAAGTTTCCCGAGCTAGTGGCAGCGCAATGGGCTCTGGAAAGTGGCTTTGGCAAACACACTTCTGGCAATCACAACTACTTCGGCCTGAAAGGCATTGGCAGCTCTCGTGAAACAAAAGAATTTTACGATGGCAAATGGGTGACTATTAAAGCAGGCTTCATTGACTTTCCTAGTCTTGGTGCTTGCATTGAATACTTAGTGGTCCATTGGTACAAAGATTGGGAAGCTTTTAAAGGCATCAACAGGGCTGAAAATCGTTACGCCGCTGCTCGCATGTTGAAAGAGCAAAGTTACGCCACGGACCCTGACTACCCAGCTAAGCTTTCACAGTTAATGAAACAATACGCTCCCGACTCCCCTACTGTCGTCCCTCCCATGGCTCTCATTGGTCCCAAGAAACGCCCTCAGGATTTTGGCTTTAAAGCAGGCGACAGTCATTTGATTGTCAATGATGCTTCTGAAAGAATGAAAGCTTTTTCCTTTGAAGGAAAGCTGTTGTGGGAAGTTGACTGTTTGGCTCGTGGACAAGGCAGCGACTTTGAATGGAAGCTTCGCAATACTGACACGCCGCCTGGTCTGTACAAGATAGGAGCTGTCTATCGTGATTACGAAAAAGTGGGCGATAAGCCTGCCTATGATCGCACCTTGATGGCTTATGGCTGGTACAGTCTTGATCTAATTGAATTGGAAAATCAAGAAGCCATCAATGGAAGGGCAGGAATCATGATTCACGGCGGGGGGTCTGCGTGTGGCTGGCCTGGTGCATGGGCTCCCAAGCAAGCACTATTCCCAACTCACGGTTGTGTTCGCTGTCATAATATTGACATTCGTGACAAAATAGTTCCCTTGTTGAAGACTGGCACTATTTTCGCCAGTGTCCACCAAGAAGGATGACAAACCAAGCCATCTTTAATGCGCTTTGCTATGAACTGGCCTTATGGGCTGCCGAAAAGCGGCCTTCGTTGCGTTTCAAACCATGGTTCATTGCGCTCATCAATTGGTGCAAGCCTGACTGGACCACGTGGAAAACGAAGCAAACCATTAAGAAAGTAGACGAGCAAGCTGCTGTCTTGGTGAAGCAATGGGAAAAGGAAGAGCGTGAGACCGTTGCCACTAAGCTTGCTAGCAAGGCCCAGGAGCTGTTTCCAGCAGCCACAATCACTCCTCTGCCTAATGCCATCGTCCCTTCCGTGATGATCGTCCACGAGGCCCCTGAGAGCGCTAGCGATGACGTGAAAGCTCTTGGTGGAGAGCTTCGCATCACTTGGACACTAGACGGTCTACAGTAAAGCAAGACGTTTGGTTCCCATGGAAATCGTTGTTGGTTTTGTAATGTTTTCCTTGGGAATGCTAATGGCTAGCCGCATGTATCGTCATTGTGTGCATCCTTGCCAGTCAAGCCGCTCAATTATTCAACAGATTGAACAACGCCCTTAATTAAAGTCTTGGCACGGCGCAATCAATAACTGGGGAGGCTCTGGCGTTTCAGGAATGGTTGCGTCAGGGATGAAGCGGCCCTCCTCGTCGCGGGCGCGTTCGGTCGTGTCTTCAGCCTGCCGCGCCTGGAGCTTCAGCTCAGCTTCTTTGCGCAGACGATCAGCAGCTCTTAGGTACGGGTTCATGTCATTGCCTCCAGTATTGGTGTTGCGGGCGCCTGTGTGGGGCCACCAAAGAAAACGCGAACCGGGTGATTCACCACCGCCAGGTATTGATCCCACGCTTCAGG